CTGGTGCCCATCACCATGTTCGCATCGGGATGCCTCGCAATCCCCCGTAAATGCCTTCTGGCGACACTTGATGCGCTGGAAGGGTCAGGAGTGCAGAGCCCGTACAGGATCGACTGGTGCGAGGATGTGCGCGTCGAACGCTTCCCGACCCTGTGGATGCCACTGGCCATGGAATCCATGCCTGGCAAACTCGAGTATCTCAGTGAGGATTACGCTGCCGCAGTCAGGATGACCCTGGCCGGAGTGAAGCACCTCTCGATGAAGCCCCGTAAGCAACTCAACCACTGGGGAGAGTTCCCCTTTAGCTTTGCGCCTTATGCCGGGTGAGAAACCAAAGAAGAGGCCGAGTCTCGAGGACGTCGCCAAGGCCGCTGGAGTCAATTACCTGTACACGCAGCGAGTGCTGTCAGGTAACACCGAGATCCCCCAGGCAACGCAGGAGAAGGTCTTCAACGCAGTCAAAGAGCTTGGGTACGTCAAAACACACCACCCCGGCCAACACTTCAACAACAAGCTGACCCAAGAGAAAGCAGACGCTGTCGTCGCTGGTATCCTGGAGAACAAGTCGATTGATAAGATTGCGGAAGAGACCGGACTTGGCCCCACCACTACGTTTAAGCTGATCCGAGGAGTTAAGGTCCCGGTAGACTATCCAGAAAACGAGGAGGACTGGCGGAAAGACGTGACCGGGTTTTTGGAGGTTGCGATCTGGAAAGGCACCAAGCGACTGGCTGAATCCTCTATTAACTTGATAGATGATAGGGGCTTACCCGTAGCGGTCGCTGTGCTAACCGACAAACTTTCTGTAATTAAGGGTCAACCTACCTCAATTCACCTCGCCATGACAGCCAGTGTCAGCCACCGCGACCTGATGAAGGACCTGAAAGAGCGCAATGTGACCCCCGTGAACGACGAGCAGACGCCCGACCTGGTTTAGGTAGTGGCCCGAAATGTCCTACCCCTACCGCAGAAGCGTCATCGAAAACCACGACTTCAGGCCTGTTTCAGCGTTTTCTTGTACAATAGCAGTTATATTCACTTCGCAACGCAAACACGCAGCAAACCCCTGCAAACATTGATCGAAACGCACTTTTGCCCCACTCGGCAGACCCAATGTCCTACCCCGTTACACAAGGCAGACACCAGGCCGCCCGGGCCCCCGGGGGAGGGGGTCGGGCAATCCGCGGCGACGGTAAAAGTCGACGGGTTCTCTAAAACGAAAAATATTGATAAATGAGCCAACCACTCTGCCTCACCTGCTCCAAGCCCTTCGAGATCATCAAGCAGCGCGAAGGCCCCAAGCAGAAACGCTTCTGCACCGAGGCCTGCAACACCGCTTGGTGGAACGAGCAACCGCAGCACCCCGTCATCCCCAAGGTCGACGCCTCGCACCCCCGCGCCCTCGAGCTCAAGCAGAAGCGCACCCAGCTCGTGCTCCTCGAGAAGGCCGACCCCTACACCTACGGCTACATCCCGGATCACTGGGAGATCGCCAACACCGAGTATTTGCTCACCCAGGAGCTCTTAATCTCCGGCGGCAACCGCGCCGGTAAAACCCTCTGGGCCGCCCGCCGCGTGGTTCAAACCCTCCTCGAGAAGGAGAACGCATCGGTTCTCTGCTGCCACACCTCCCACGCCACCTCGGTCACTGTGCAACAGCCCGCGATCTACAACTACCTGCCCGTCGCACTCCGGGCGACCAAGAAGGGCCGCATCCACTACCTGAACTACTCCCGCAAAAATGGCTTCACCGACGGATCATTCATCCTACCCAACGGCTCCCGCTGCGACTTCCTGAACTACACGCAGAGCGAGAACACCATCGAGGGCCGCGAGGCCGACATGATCTGGTGCGACGAGCTCGTGCCCCAATCCTGGGTGGACACACTGCGCTACCGCCTGATCACCCGCCGCGGCAAGCTCCTGGTCACCCAAACACCCCTCGAAGGTGTCGCCAGTGTCTACAAGGAGTTCACCGCCGGCTCCGCAATCACCCGCTTTGACGACGCCGAGCTCATCAAAGGCAAGCAGGCGCTGCCCACCTGGCCCATGGGTAAGTCCGCCCGCACCATGGTGCAGCCCCAGACCAACCGGCGCACCGTGTTCTTCTTCTCGGAGGACAACCCGTACAACCCCTTCGACGAGATGAAGTCCAAGCTGGTCACCTCGCCTATGGGCCAGATCCTGACCCGGGCCTACGGCTGGGCCTCGGACAACATCGGCAAGGCCTTCGCCCGTTTCCGCCCCGATATCCACTGCATCCCGGCCTCCAAGGTGCCACCCGGCGGCACCCTGTACATGGTCTGCGACCCTGCCGGAGCCCGCAATTGGTTCTGCCTGTGGCTCCTGGTCTACGAGGACGGCAAGCGCATCGTGGTCCGTGAATTCCCCGACTTTGCCAACTACGGCGAGTGGGCGCTGCCCTCCGAAAAACCCGATGGCAAGTTCGGTCCCGCCCAAACCCTAGACGCCGGCCGTTCCATCTCCGAGTACCGCAAGCTCTTCCGCCAAATCGAGTCAGAACTCGGCTACGGCGAGCCCGTCATGCGCCTGATCGACCCCAAGGCCGGAGGTTCTCCAGCGCTCTCCGAGGCCGGCGGCACGACCCTCATCGACCTCCTAGCCGAATCCGACGACCCCACCGACGATGGCATGGCCTTCATTCCCGCACCCGGCGTGCCCGTCGACCAGCGCACATCCGCCATCAATAGCCTCCTCTCCTACGACGCCACCCAGCCCCTCACCGCGCTCAACGAGCCCTCGCTCTACATCACCGACACCTGCACCAACCTTACCTACGCACTCTCCGAGCACACCGGCCGCGACGGGCAGAAGGGCTGCACTAAAGATCCCATCGACTGCCTGGGGATGCTTTTGGTCTCAAGTCTTGCGTTCGTAGGCCGCGGGGGCTTTGATTGTCGCGGCGGCGGCGGATACTAAACCATTTCACTATGCAAGGAGATTCCTACAAGCAAGCAACCGACGTGATGGCACGGGTCGGCGACGAGCCCAATGTACCGGCATTGACCGAGGAGCTGCGGCGCTCGGCCACCGACTACGGCGTCTTCGCCCGGGTCGAGAATGCCGAGAATGTGCGCTACTGCCGCTGGCCTGGGCAGACCGACGACGGCAAGAAGAACAACGATGCCAACCGCAACAAGCCGGCCTTCCCCTGGGACGGTGCCTCCGACACGCGCATCCCGCTGGCCGACGAGGTTATCAACGGCCTCGTCGACCTCTGTTCCACCTCTTTCTGGCGCTCGATGCTCCGCGTGTCGCCCACCAACATCAGCCAGCTCGACCAGGCGGTCACCGCGCACAACCTGATGGACTGGACGGTCAACTCCCGGATGTACAACGACCTCACCCGCGAGGTTGAACTACTCTCGCAGTACCTCTGGACCTACGGCTGGGCCGGCGTCCATGTCACCTGGCAGCAGGAGATGGGGCAGAAGGAGCAGTACCTGACTATGGACCAGATCATGGCCTTGGCAGCCCAGTCGCCCGAGGGCTCCATCCTGGCCGACCTGCCCAATCTCATCGCTAACCCCGAGGCCGACGACCAATCCGCGGAGCTCCTGCTCGCCGCCTTCCCCAACCTGCGCAAGCGCCGGGCGCTCAAGGCCATCCGCGACCTGCGCACCGAGGGCGAGTGCGACTTCCCCATCCCCACCATGGTCAGCAACAAGCCCATGGTCGCTGCCCTGGCACCCTACGACGAGCTGGTCTTCCCGCCCGAGACCACCGACATCCAGTCCGCCCGGGTTGTCTTCCGCCGCTACTACATGACCGAGGCCCAACTCCTGAACAAGGTCGAGACCGAGGACTGGGACGCCGAGTGGGCTCAAGAAGCCATCAACACGATGGGCCGTTTCTCGGACTACTCCGCCTACACCTACGCAGCCGTCGGCCTTGCCGAAAACTCCATCCTCGACCGCGAAAACCTGATCGAAGTGGTCTACGCCTACCAAAAGTCAATCGACTCCGACGGTATCCCGGGCGTGTTCTACACCGTCTTCAGCCCCCAGGTCGGCGACAAGTGGGGCTACTTCGACCTGCTGGACTACACGCACGGCCAGTATCCTTTCGTTATCTGGCGCTCCGAGCTGATCCACCGCCAGATCACCGAGAGCCGCGGCGTGCCCGAGGTCTGTTCCACCTGGCAGCACGAGGTCAAGGCCCAGCGCGACTCCATCTTCGACTACACGTCCCTCGCCACGCTCCCGCCCATTGAGGTCCCCAAAACCCGCGGCGGCAACCTGAAGATCGGCCCCGCCATCCAGATCCCGGTGCTGCGCCGCGGCGAGATCGGATTCCTAGCACCGCCCGCCCGCGAGCCCGGTGTTGCCTTCCAACTGATCGCGGCCATCGAGGCCCAGACCGACCGCTACTTCGGCCGCCCGACCGAGAAGGTCCCCCCGGTCATCACCCAGATGCGCCAGCAGCGCCTGATCAACAACTGGCTGCACGGCTGGACCGAGGCTTTCCGCCAGGTCCTATCCCTCACGCTCCAGTACGTCGGCCCCGCCGAGATCCAGCGCATCACGGCCTCGGCCACCCCGCTGCCTCCCGACATTCAGGACTTCGACGTGATGCTTAAATTCGACATCCGCGAGCTGTCCACCGACCTCGTGACCGAGAAGCTCAAGGCCATCAGCACCCTCGTCCTGCCCCTCGACACCGCCGGCGTCATCGACCGTGCCAAGCTCATCAGTGTCGCCCTCCGGGCCATCGACCCCAACCTCGCCAGCGAGCTGGTCATGCAGCAGGGCCCGGCCGCGCAGAAGATGTTCAACGAGACCAACGACGAGATCGCGCTCATGTCGCTCGGTAATCCTCCCCAACTCCGGGAGAACGACCCCACCGCACCCATGCGCCTGCAATTCAGCCAACAGGTCCTGCAATCCAACCCAAAATATCAGGCCCAGCTCCAGCAGGACCCGCTCTTTCAGGCCAACCTGCAAAAATACATTGAGAACCTGCAGTTCAGCGTCCAACAGCAGCAGAACGCCATCACCGGCCGACTTGGAGTCCAATGAAACTGACCGACGAACAACTCTCGGAGGCCCTCTCCGTATCCGAGGAGCACCCGGTGCTCAAGGCTATGGGCCAACTCATCGACGACACGCTGCGGGATGAGGTGCACAACGCCATCATCCCATCACTTTCTGCGGAGGACCGTGCCTACAACTCAGGCCGGGCAGCCGCGATCAAGGATCTCATCGCACAAATCAGTGCGTTAAGAAACGGGAGGGAGTTGACTTCCGGTCAATTCTAGGCTCTCACTCAAACAACGGCTTCTTGGTTGGCCTTAAATAACCCTGGCGCAGCATACCCGGCTTGCAGGGTCAAAAAGCATGGACATCCCGACGAATACACAGGAAGCGAAACCTGCCCAAAACACGGCACAGCCCCCAATCAACCCGATGCAGTTCGACGAATCGGCGTTGGCGAAGCTACTGAAGACACGATTCAGCGGGGAGGAAGACAAGGCGTCAGCCGTCGAGCGACAAGCGCCGGAGCCGGAAGCCGCTATTGCGGACGATCAGGCCGAGGATGCGGAGCCGACCGCAGAACAAACGGACGCCCAGGCCGAGTCGCCTGAGCAGGAGGTTCTTTCCGAGACCGAAGAGAACAGCGACGAGGATTCGCTGGGCTACCGCAAACGCATCGACAAGCTCACGCGCCAGAAGAAAGAGGCGCTGGAGAAGGCCGAGGCGCTCGAGCGGGAGCTCAACGACGCCAAGACCAAGCTGGAGCAGACCAACGACAGGCCGACCGCGGTGCAGTCCGCTGCAGATCCGTTTGCCGATGTCTGGGAAGTGTCGAAGCTCAACGATGAGTGGAGCAAGGCCCGGAATCTGAAACGGTGGTGCGAGGACAACATCGACGGCTGCGAAGTAGAGGGCAAGGAGTACAGCGCGGAGG